ATGGCACTAAACTACGCTCAGTTTGATGAAGACAAGACGCACGATGGTTTAGAAGCTCTTAGGTCTTATCATCGTGAGTGGGATGATTCAAAGAAGATATTTAAGCAGACAGCAGAGCATGATTGGTGCGTCACGGCTGACACAGAGGTCTTGACGCGTAACGGCATTCATCAGATAATGAACCTCCCTAGGTGTGGCGAGGTATTAACAGAATGTGGCTGGAAGCAATACGAAAATCCGAGAGTAACGAGAAGGAATGCCCCTCTTGTGGAGGTGGTGTTCAACGACGGATATACGGTGAGGTGTACGCCGGAACATATGTTTATGACGGACAAAGGGTGGAAATCCGCAAACAACCTTCGGAGGGGTTCTTTGATCCGGTCTACCTTGACCCCATCACTTATTATTTCAACGGCGGCCTATACCGCTTGCACAAAAATGAAACTTATTGGGCTAAGGGCGGGAAAACTCTGCACAGGCACGTTTGGGAAATCGCGTTTGGCGAGATACCTGCAAAATGCCACATACACCATAAAGACGGAGTTGTTGGCAATAACAACTTATGGAACCTTGAGTGCATGGACGCAAGCGAGCACTTGTCTCTCAGCTCAAAAAGCCAACCGAAGACCGTCTTCACCCAAAAAGCCAGAGATAGAGCGGCGGAGTGGCACGGATCAGAAGAGGGCAGGTTGTGGCACTCAAGACAAGCAATTCGCTCTCAGTCTTGGACGAAATGGAAAAGAGGAACACTGCAATGCTTGTGGTGCAAGAAAGATTATGAGGGTATTGTTAGAAATAACGGGTATTCTCAAAAATATTGTCACCCAAACTGCAAGGCCGCTCACTATAGAAAGCGTAAGAAATCTGGAGTATAAAGAGGACACTTGGTGCTTAACGGTTCCCGACACTCATTCATTCTCGTTAAAGAATGGAGCAATATCCCACAACTCTTCCCACGGTGCCGATGCTTGGCGATACTTAGGGGTAGTTTGGAGTCAGGATCGTCTTCCTGCTGAAAAAGCACCCATGAAAACGAATTTAGACCGATCATTTATGAACTTGGTCGAGTCAAACAAACGAAAGAGATTGGGCAATGAGTAGACAAAGGCATTCAAGAAGAAGTTTTGGCGTTGACGACCCTAATTTTCTGATTCCGTCTGCTGACATTTCTCTACCCTCTACCCAAATACAATCTACAGCCGGTCTTGCGACAAGTTGGCAGAATGTAGGTCTTTTAGGCGATACTGCTGACGTTGACACCATCGTTGGCACTGCGGCTAATCTGCGTGTGCATCCTAGTGGGTCCATTCTATTCGGCGGCTCTGCTGGTGATTATGTTTCTACGCCTGATAGTCCTGCTAATAGTATTACGAGTAGTTTTTGTTTGCTTGCTTACGTGTACGCCACTGATTTTATGCCCACGGCAGACGAGACAATCGCAGGAAAGTACCTAGTGACTGGCAACCAACGTTCGCTAGTGCTGCAAATAAACGGGGTAACTGGCTACCTCAGATTAGTAACATCAGCCACAGGGGGTGCCGCCGTGGAATCCCTATCAACTGTGAAGCCAACAATCCCATCAGGCGCACCGGGTATATGGGTCGGCGTAATTTGGAATGATGCGGCAGACGTTGCCAATTACTACACATCAAACCAACCGAGAACCACAGCGAGCACTGATCTAGCATTAACGCTATTGGGCGATGCAGATATTGCTCACGCCTCGGCGGGGATATTTGATTCAACCGCATTATTCGAGATTGGATCATACAACTCAGGTGCATCGGGCAATTTCAGCGGCACAGTAGACCGCGCCATTCTCATATCAGGCACAGACCCATCAGCCACACCCGCAGTCTCATTCAACGCTAACGACGCTGCCTCCCCAAGCGGTGATGGGGATACGTTTACTACTGTGTTTGGGCTTTCAAGTGTGCCATCACCTATCGAGGGATCGGCATTTGGATACACTTTCTCTGGGGACACAATAACTAGAAACGGATCAACAGGCGGTGCCAGCGTCAATATGCTACCGGGGATAATAGCCGGAGTTACCTATGACGTATCGTTTTCGATCAATGGCAAGTCAGGCGACGATTTCTTTATCAGGGTTGGTTCTACCCCTGCGACCATAGCGGTTACCAGAGTCCAGACGGATGGGGATTATAGTTTTACGCTAACGGCTACCAGTGCAGATAGGCTGTTAATCGGAGAGTGGGCTGGAGGCACGCCGGGGGAATTCACCATGACGAACCTCTCAGTTAAACAAGCCAACACCTTCACCCTACACGGCGGCGCTACAGTTCCTCTTTATAACTATGACGCATCAGGCCCCTTCGGTTATATGTCCGAGGCTGCTGCTACTAATCTAGCAACATACTCAACAGCCTTTGAAAATGCGGCATGGGCAAAATCCAACGTAACCGCAACAGACGGTGACGCGGCATCTCCAACAGGCGCAAGCACAGCAACTCTACTCCTAGCAACAGCGGCCAACGGCACAGTCATTCAAGACCTTGGCTCTATCTCAAGTGCTGCCCATATCGGCGGGCTATGGATTAAGCGCAAGACAGGCACAGGGAACATTGACCTAACGATCAACAACGGCTCGACTTGGACAACAGTGGCAGTCACAACCACATGGACGAGATTCGCGACAACTTCAGTAACGGCTGCTGACCCAGACGTAGGTATTAGGCTCGCAGTTGATACTGATGCGGTATGGGTATGGAATGGTTCTGCCGAGGCAGGGACATTCTTAACCTCTGACACACCCACAACAACAGCCGCAGTCACTAGAAACGCTGACGTTTTGACTTACGACGATACAGGCAACATATCGGATACTGCTGGTACTGCGGTTTGTGATGCTAGTACGGATTGGAGTGCATCACCTGCTAACGTAACGGCAATCGGCAGGAGTAACGGAGTTCTATATCAACTGACCGGTGCGAACAGTCCGACCATTATACGTTCGTCTGACGCTTCAAATACTTCTGTTTCCGTTGCTGGAACCTCAATGTTTAACGCTCCTCAGACGATTGCGAGCGCTTGGGGGGCGGAATTGACGGCGTACTCTCCGGCAACATTGCAGCCCGATGCGTCGCCAGCAGCATACAGTGCGGCCGGAGTGACAGGCGATATAGGTATTGGGTGCTATAACCTCCCCGGGAACTTCTGGGGCGGCACCATACGCAACGTCAAGATATTCGATGTTGAGAAATCAGCCGCAGAGGTAGTCTTACTATGATTATCTCAATCTGCACTGACGTAGCGGCACTGAAAGAACATGACTCGATCAAGATTGTAAATGATGAGTCTCCAGCAGCTAGGGCTAAGATTCTAGGCACAGGTGGCACAAACATATTCTACAACGGCAATAGCTCAATCGTTTGCCTCACTGGATTGGAGGGGCTTGAGGTATTAGCTGACCTTGATTACGTGGTCATCACCTCTTACGAGGAAATCTTTGGCTATACCCACACTGAGACTCACATCGACGAAGAATCAGCAGAGGAGGTGGAAGAACTAATAACCATTTACCCCATCTCTGAGATGAAAGCCCTCTATGACTCAATCTACACACGCGCGCCAGTAACAACCGATCTCGGCACATACACACCACCAGCACTAATGGGAATACCAGGCGGCTATGATATAAGCCATCTATCAACAGGAGAGTAAGATGAGTAATGAAGTTTCAACGGCTGCGGAGTTTCTAACCTCAGTTGTAGATTTGTCCACTGATTCAACCACTGTACTTGCCTATCCGGTCATACTTCGGGGTATTTCGGTCAATGTAGCGCTTTCAGCTCATGCAGTACCGATTACAGACGGATCTATAACTCGGTTCCAAGTACCTTCGGCTGCAAGTGTTGGTCAATGGATTGAATGTGGCGACTCTAGGATGGCGACTTTAGTGGTTGACCCTGATAACGCTGCTACAGGTAAGATTACAGTTGTCTATAAGCCTGACAATGCCGGTCAAGCTGGTTCCGGTGCTGGCCTCCCTGCTTAATGAGTAGGGAGTGGAAGTACGCAGTTGTAGATTTATCGACCAACTCAACAACGGTGAGTGATGTGCCTTGCATAGTTAAAGGGTTCTACGTGAATACCACTATGTCTGCCCATGAATGCCAGATTAAAGATGATACAACGACCGTTATTAGAATCCCTGCGTCTACTGCTGCTGCTGCTGCCAGTGATTTTGAACAACTGAGGTTTGAAACTAGCCTTGTGGTCGATCCTGACGACTCTGCCACTGGTGAACTGCTGATTATGTTTGATCAGATGGAACAGATATGAGTATTACTTTAGACGATACCCAGGAGAATTATGGACATTATTGAGACTATCACGCATCCGATTAGAGCAATTGTTCACCTGAAAGAAGATGAGGATCGAGCGGCTGCGACATTGACTAGATTGCCTTTATTTCAGGTAGTGTTGCCTTCTGACCCACAGTTTTACTCTCCAACAGGCGATTATATCCGTCTGAATTTTGAGAATGACTCAATGGGCAACCCTATGAACGAGCTTCATGGGTGGTTTAAGGTAGAATCTATTGTTATTGACGAAGTTCTTGAAGAATACGTCGAACAAGAGTGGGTGGAAACTGCAAATGGATGAGAATGAAGACAAGCCCCTAGACGGGCCGCAACAGGCTAAGAAATGGGCCAAAGAGATCGACTTATCGAAAAAACGCGATGAGGACTACCTGAAAGAAGGTAAAACGATCAATAAGCGGTATAGAAATGAGGCGAAAGTTGCCGATAGAGGCAGTAATTCTCAAGGCGGGGCTTCTCAGCAGTTCAATATTCTATGGGCTAATACTGAAACCATCTGCCCTGCTCTATACGCAAAAAGCCCTAGACCCGATATTCGTCGCAGGAATGGCAGTCAAGAAGCTGCATCACTCACGGCCGCAGAGATTTTAGAACGAGCGTCCACTTATACCTTTGAAATGGCCAATTTTGACAACTATATGCTGTCATCTGTTAAGGATATGCAGTTGCCCGGGCGAGGCTCGCTACGAGTTCACTATCAGGCCGAGTTTGAGCAAGTAGAAGACGAAGAAGGTGAAATGGTTGACGGGGAGGTAACTTCAGAAGAAGTCTATTACTCCAGTATTGATTGGGATTGCCTGCTGTTTGGCCCTGCTGAACGATGGGAAGACCTACCTTGGCTGGCTATTAAGCACAAATTCGACAAAGAGGCGGTTAAGAAGCAATTTCCAGACTTTGCCGACAAGGTAAATTACTCAGAGACTCAAAAGGGTGAGAATCAGGACGATGATGAGAATGCACGTGTTGAGCCTGAATCGGTATTTTGGGAGATTCTGGACAAAGATACTCGTCAAGTTCTCTGGTATGCGGAAGATTATAGAGACTCGTTAGTTAAGGTCGTTGACGATCCTTGGGGATTTAAAGACTTTTGGCCGCTACCAGAGCCGCTTTATGCGTTTAGTTCGACAACCTCAATGGTGCCGGTGGCAGAGTTTCTTCAATATGACGTTCTTGCCGATCAACTAGAGGATATTACTGTCCGTATGGGCCGTATTATCAGGGCTATGCGGGTGCGAGGTATTTACGACTCCACTATGTCAGAGCTTTCAAAGCTCTTTGATGGTGGTGATAATCAGATGATACCTGCTGAAAACCTCTCAAGACTGATTGATAACGGCGGATTAGATAAAGCGATATGGATGTTCCCCAATAACGACTTGGTGAATGTGCTTCAACAGCTTTGGCAATCGCGCCAGCAGTTAATCCAACAAATTTACGAGATTACCGGCATTTCAGACATCCTACGGGGCCAATCTAACCCTAACGAGACTTTGGGCGCTCAACAGATTAAGGCCAATTTTGGCTCTCAGAGATTGTCATCAAAGCAAAAAGAAGTACAGAGATACGCTCGGGATACGTTGAGAATGACCTGTGAGCTAATTGCAGAGAAGTTCTCGATTGAAACTCTGAAAGGCATGACTTCGGTTGAATTAATGACTGAAGAAGAAAAGATGATGCAGATCCAGCAGTTTCAGATGCAGCAACAGCAAATGGTAATGCAGCCACCTCAACCTGGGCAACAGCCTCCGCAGCCACAACAGCCGCCTGAAGAACTGGTCAACGCTGTTACGTGGGAGAAAGTTAAACAGTTGATGGAGAATGAGCTACTTCGCAACTATCTGATCGACATTGAGACTGATTCAACGATTGAAGCCGATCAAGCCGCTAATCAAGAAGCCTTATCGTCCATGCTTCAGGGTATTTCGCAGTTTGGTCACGGTGTAGGCCCATTGCTCGAAACAGGGATATTATCCAAAGATGCGGCAAAGCAATTGCTTATCTCTATGCTTAGACGCTTTAAGCTAGGCCGTGAGGTTGAAGAAGCTATTGATCAGCCTATTGAAGAAACTCCTGATGAAGATGCAGGGGCTAAACAGGCTGAACAGCAAGCCCAACAGATGGAAATGCAGAAATCTCAGGCTGAAATGCAGTCTAGGATGCAGGAACTTGAAATGAAGGGTCAGCAACAGCAGCAGCACATGCAGTCTGAAATGCAAAAAATGCAGATGCAGGGGCAGCAAGACCAGATGGCTCATCAGGCTAAGATTAAAGAAATCGAGATGAAAATGGTTCAGGATCGTGAAAAGCACCAATTTGAGATGCGATCTTTAGCGGTTAAGGAGAGTCAAGTTGGCAAGTAAGCGTAATGAGAAGTTTCTATTAACCCGCCTGAAGTCTATGTATGGCGAGGACTTTGACCCGATCATTCAGATTGCCGAGAACGCTGCTCGACTACAAGCGGCGATAATGGGCAAGTTGGAAAGCGGCGATGATGATATTGAATTGTCTGCCTTGATCGAAGCTAACAAGGAATGGGAACGTATGGCTCAGTTCACGCATCCTAAACTCAAGTCTGTTGAGCATACGGCTGAAGACGGGTTCTTTGAGGTACACATTCATAAAGGTGGCGATAAATGAGCAAAGGTTCAGGGCGCAGGCCAAGGGCAATCTCTCTAGCTGATGAAGCATCTAAATGGGAGGCTGCATTCGGTAAACGGGGCGAGAACGAAGACCTAGACCCTGAAACCCAAGCAGTTCGGTACAAACAAGACCCTAAGAGCGGGAAGTTAGTGCCTGACTTTATGTGGGCGCAGTACGATATGTTGCCCCGAGAAACGGTCAAAACAGCCTTTATACAGCGCGATACCACTGTTGAATACGTTTCTGACGTTACCGGCAAGGTAGTCTCTGGTAGACGCGCTCACAGGTATGATCTTCACTCCACTGGCTCAAGAGTCTATGAAGGTCGTAAGACTGAACAGCAAGAAGCAGACAATTACAAAGCCCACGAAGAAAAGAAGCTGATGGAGGCAATCGACAAATCTTTACCTGAGACATTAAATGATATTAAATGCGGCAATAATCCACCATCAGAACAAGATAAAAACGGCGATGCCAAAATATCTTGGACGTTCTAACAACGGAGTACACCTATGTCAGAACAAAGTCTCGACGAATCAATGGAAGAAACCCTAGCTGAAATTAAGGGTCGTGCTGAAGAAGAAGTCGAAGAAGAAATCGTTGATGAAGTCGTAGATGAGCCTGTTACCGAGGTCGAAGCTCCTGTTGAAGAACCTGTATCAGAAACTCCTGTTGAGGAAGTTGAAGAAGAACCTGCTGAAGAACCCGTATTTGAAGATCCGTCCATTGCCAATCCTCCTACAACCTGGCGAGCAGGCCCAAAGTCCAAATGGGCCGCGCTTGATCCCGAAGTCAGAGCAGAGATTAGAAAGCGTGAATTAGACGTTTCTAACGGCTTTTCTCAATACAAACAGAAAGTAGACAGCTTTAATGAAATGGAAGCTGTGTTAAAGCCCTATGAGGCGATGATTCAGGCTGAAAACTCTACCGCTAATGACGTTATAAGTTCGATGATGAAGTCAGCCTACATTCTTCGCCAAGGTCAAATGGGCCAAAAAGTGCAGATGATTGGTCAATTAGCCCAAGACTATGGCTTTATCAACCAACTTAGGGCATATTTGACTCAAGGAGCGATTCCACAGCCTCAACAACCGAGAGGTATGAGTGCTGATGAGGTAAGAACTTTACTTCAGCAGGATCGACAGGAAAGCGAACAGAAGCGTCAGGATTACGAAGTTACCCAACAGGTAAGCAGTTTTCAGAACGCTCAAAACGAAGACGGGAGTTTGTTATATCCTTACTTCGAGAACGTGCGGTCTTTAATGGCTGCAATGATTGAAGCTAATCCAAGTCTAGGTTTGGAGGACGCTTACAATAACGCATTATGGGCTAGTGATGAGACTCGACCGTTTGTAGAACAACAAACCTCGTCCCAATCGCAAGCTAAGGCGCATACGGAGAAAGCGAAAAAGGCTTCACAGGCCAATGTTCGTAAAAAATCTTCCCATGCTGCCGACCAGCCAGAACCCACAGGAAGCGTTGAAGATACAATGGCTGAGACTATGAGAAACATTAAGTCTCGAAACAATTAAATGATCTTGTGAGGTATTTATGACTTCCCCAAATAGTACGTTTTCGGAGCTAGTCACCACTACGTTCCGTAAGCACCAAGGCAGTTTTGCCGATAACGTGAGCAACAACAATGCTCTGTTAGGCAGAATGAAGACGAAGGGCCGAACTGATAAAGTTGACGGCGGTCTTTCAATCGTTGAAGAACTGGACTATGCCGAGAATGGCACGTACCAGCGTTATTCAGGTTATGACTCTCTGGATATTTCTGCATCTGATGTTCTTTCTGCTGCTGAGTTCAACTGGAAGCAATCTGCGGTTCATATCACGGCTTCTGGTCGAGAACTGCGAATTAACTCAGGTGATTCACAAATTACCAACCTGGCTAAATCTCGCTTAAATAACGCTATGCGAACCTATGGAAACAGCATGTCTTCAGATATTTACTCTGATGGTACTGCTTCAAATCAGATTAACGGACTTCAGTCTATTATTCCTGATACTGCTGGTGGCACGCTTGGCGGCATTGATGGCGATACTTACACGTTCTGGCGAGCTGTAGTTCAGTCTGCTGCTGCACCGATTTCTGGTGGCGCAATTACTGTTTCTGCAACAACCTTTGAACAGCCATTCTTGCAACAACTTTGGCTCCAACTGGTTCGCGGCATGGACAAGCCTGATTTGCTTGTTATGTCTAACGACTACTACACCTTCTTTGAAGGCTCTCAGGTGTCTCTAAAGCGTTACACTTCTGATACTGACCGATCTACGGATTCTGCCAGTGCTGGTTTTGTTTCACTGAAGTACAAGACTGCTGATGTTGTCTTTGACGGTGGCTCCGGTATTTCTTCTGCTCACGGCTATGCCTTGAACACAGATTACCTGAAGCTCGTTTGTCACACTGATGCCAACATGACAGAAGTTGACGAGCAACGAGCAATCAATCAGGACGCGGTTGTTATCCCAATCATCTGGATGGGTAACTTGACTTGTTCTAACCGTTCACTTCAAGGCGTGCTGAAAGCATAAGGAGATATTATGAGTACTTTGATTGGTGTACAACTGACTAGCGTTGATTCCACGGCTCAGTTCGCTGAAGGTCTTATTGATCAGCACTATGACGGTAAAGTTTACAAGTACGTGAAAGTTCGTAATGAAACTGCGACTGTTGCCGGTGTAGCTGGTGACGTTGTTGGGTATCTAGGATCTCCTGGCGCTACTGAGAACAACACTGTTGTAACTGACAATACTGATGCGGCTACTAAGCCTGTTGGTGCTGGCGTGTTACTCGCTGCTGTTGCTGGTGTTCTAGCGACTTCTTACTACACTTGGATTCAAGTTCGAGGGCCATTTACGGCAAATCAGAATCTAGCGGGTACGCCTGCTGATGGTGATGCGCTGTTCTTGTCTACCACGGATAAGACTCTAACTCTCGCTACTGCTGCTGATGATCCTGTCTGCGCTTATGCGATTGACGACTCTGCTGATAAATGTATGGCTGCTTTTGCCTTCTAATATCAGTTAGGAAAATCTAGCTCCTTGGATGATGGTCTGAGGGGCTATTTTTTTGCCCCATGAAAGTATAAAGTGACTTTTTATTACACACTAATAGGAACCATTCTATGAGCATGATGGACACACCTCAGATCGACGCTACAACAGCAGAGCAGATTGCGCGTAATGGCGGTAAAGGGCTTCAAGAGGACGATCCACCCCTATTGCGGTTTGTTGAGGGTACGGTTGTTGATGTCAATGCGACTGAAAAGCAAGGTCGAACGGTCTATCTACCTCAAGTGAAGGTGTTTATCCGCGCCATTGGCGATACTAAGTGTGAAACCCCTGATATTGTTGAAGGCTGGCGTGTTGAGGAAAAGCTCATCGAGAAAACCCGTAAGAAGAAGGTTTATCGAACACGTGAAGTTGAAGGTGAGGTTCGTGAGATTGAAGAAGAAATCGACGAACGCTATGAAGAATCCTATTTCTTCAACGTTCCGTATACGCCCTGGTTCGATAAGATCAAAGAGCGCCTACATCACGGTCATATCTCACAACGTTATTCTGATGCTTGTCACGCGGCTTATACTCGCTGGAAAGAGAAGCATTCTGACCCTATCGACGGGACTCCGGTCATTAGTTGGAACATGGTGAACATGGCTCAACAGAAGAATATGGTTGATTTGGGCGTTGTCTCGATTGAGTTAGCGGCTGAAATGAACGAAGAAACAATGGATGCTCTAGGCATGGGCGCGCGTGAGATTAAGAAGAAAGCGATCAATTATCTCAAGTCTTCTACTCAGGAAAATGCTGAAATTATCGCTCTTAGGGCTGAAAACGCTCAATTACGCGAAGAAGGCGAGTCTAAAATGTCTGCTGTCGAGCAAAAACTTGCTGATTTGCAAGAAAGAGTCGAAAATACCCCCAAGAAACGCGGCAGACCACCTAAAGGGGTAGAAGGTAATGGCACTACTGGGGATGATTCAGAAGGTAACGGGTAGGATAGGTATATCAACGCCTACGAACGTCATAGGCAATAGTGATTTACAGATCGTGCAACTTCTGGCAATAGCTCAAGAAGAAGGCGAGGACTTAAAGGACAGATTTCAATGGTCTGCTCTGGTTAGAAATAACACGTTCACGCTGACTTTGGCTGCTTCCCAAGGCGCTCTAAACGGTACGGTTATCTCCGATGGAGATTATGACTACATCACGAATCAAACGATGTGGAACCGTACCACTAGCTTGCCCATCATTGGCCCGCTCAACTCCAAGTCCTACCAAACACTTCAAGCCTTTCCTGTTACCGGCCCATATCAACAATGGATGCTGCGTGGCAAGAATCTAATTATAGATCCTACCCCAACATCTGCTGATACAGCGGCTTTTGACTACTATTCAACCAGCTTTTGTGAATCCTCCGGTGGTACTGCTCAACAAGAGTGGGCTGCTGATACGGATTTAGGTCTTTTAGATGAATCTCTAATGGCTTTGGGTATTCGCTGGCGATGGCTGAAAACCAAAGGTCTTGAGTATGCAGAGGACTTTGCGACTTATGAGCGTAGAGTGACTGATGCTATGGCTCGGGATGGTGGTAATGAGACATTGAGCCTTGAGTCTAGGGATAGAGATTATCGTCAAGCGGGCATTATTATTCCAATTACAGGTTATGGCTCGTGAGACAGCCTGCATTTAGGAAAAAAACCCAAGGACGCCAAGTATCAACGCCAGCTTCTCTGCCTGCTCCTACGGGTGGTTGGAATACGCGGGATAACCTGGCAGATATGAACGAATTATACGCTGCATCCACAGATAACTGGTTTGGTGAAACAACGGATATTCGGGTTCGCAGAGGATTTGTAGACCATGTAACGGGTGCTGGTGCGGCAATAGAAACGCTAATGCCTTATAACTCGCAGGATAGTACCCAAACACTCTTTGCTGCTGCTGGTGATTCGTTTTATGACGTTACTTCAGCGGGCGCTATAGGATCGGCAGTTCAGGGCAGTCTTTCTAACGCTCGGTGGCAGTACGATAATTTCACAAACTCTGCTGGAACCTCCTATTTAACGTGTTTTAACGGTGCTGACTCGCCTAGATACTGGAATGGTTCCACGTGGACAACTATTACGGGCGCTTCTTCTCCTGCTATTACAGGTGTGACGACGACTGATATTGTCAATTCCTTCGTATTTAAGCGTCGAATGTACTTAATACTGAATAACTCACTTTCACTCTATTATCTCCCCGTTGACTCAGTTGGTGGCGCTACAAACAGAACCCGACTTGATGGTTACTTTGATCGTGGCGGGTATATTGTCGCTGGCGGTAGTTGGACGCTCGACGGCGGTGACGGTATAGACGATAAATTGGTCGTTATATCCTCTGAGGGGCAGATTGCGGTCTTTAGAGGAACTAATCCATCATCTTCATCCTCATGGGCCTTAGAGGGCGTGTGGAACGTTGGAGAGCCTATTGGGCGCAGGTGCTTAATCAAGAAAGGAGGTGATCTGCTTATTCTGACCATTGCGGGGCTATTTCCTCTATCTAGGGCATTAATTTCATCCAACGATGAGAAGGCTGTAGATGAGAGCGTTTCTCTGACCTACAACATTGAACAGTCAATGAGGGCTTCAGCAGAGCAATATAAGACCAATTATGGCTGGTCTATGTCCTATTTCCCTGGTGGCAATCAGTTATTTTTAAACGTTCCAGTAGTCGAAGGCTCTGGGCAGCAACAGTATGTAATGAACACCACAACTTCATCATGGTGGCGTTTCACCGGCGTAGAAGCTAATTGTTGGGCAGTCTTTAACGAGGATCTGTACTTTGGCGGCGCAACGACTGTCGGTAAGTTTGGCGCTGTCTTCGCTGATAATGGCGAGGATATTAGGACTAATATGAAGCAGGCGTTCTCATATCTTGGTCAGAGAGGGCGTTTAAAGCAGGTCAAAGCGATGCGGCCGAACTTCTTGGCTAATGGTATCCCGAGTGTTTCAGTGGCATTTGCTATTGATTTCGGTGATCAATCACCTGATACCTCTTTGAGCTTTACCCCCTCATCATCCGGTACTTGGGATGGCGGCACTTGGGATGGCGGGATATGGGGCGGCGATGTTAGCGCCTTCAATGATTGGCAGACAGTTGGTGCCGTGGGTACTGCACTTAGCTTGAGAATGATCAGCGTTACAAACGGCTTAGATTGCAGATACACTTCAAGCGATATACTATACGAGAATGGTGGGGTTATTGGATAAGTACCATTTCATACCTGCAACAGCAGAACACGCTCAGTTGCACAACATGGCATTTGATGATTTTAGCATTTGTGGGATAACGGCTGTAAAAGAGGGTAAGATTGCAGCAGTTTGCACATTAAGCGAGTGGACTGAGAGTTCATGCAGTATCCACATGGTAGTTTTAGACAAGTGGGTTTTTAAGAACGGCTATTTAGAAGAAGTTTTTAACTTTATATTTTGTGAATCTGGCCGAAGTGTCGTGATTGCGACTGTTAGATCAGACAACGCTCAACTCAAACGATTCGTGAATAAAGTCGGATTCAAACGTGTTGGTGTTATTCCAGATGGTTATAAAGTAGGTGTTGATTACGAAATCAACGTAATGCTTAAAAAACATTGTAGGTATATCACTAATGGCATTCCTTACTCCAGATCCACCGAAAGCACCGGACTACGCAGCGCAAGCAGTAGCACAGGGTGAAGCTAATAAAGAAGCAGCCTATCAAACGGCTGTTCTTAGCAATCCGAACATCTATACGCCAACAGGCTCTCAGACCACTACT